ACGATCTGCAGGTCATAGCGCATCAGCCCCGCCGCGCTCGTGTAGGCCACGGCCACCGTCAGATCCGACGCCGCGAGGATCCGCAGCAGCTTGGTTTCCGACACCCAGGCGTCGGCCGCGTCGGACGGCCACGCCAGGCCGGGATAGGTCAGCGGGCGCGCGTCGACGTCCAGCCAGGCGAGCGTCAGCAGCGCGCTCGAGCCGCCGGGATCCGCCACCATCCGCCGTAGGTACCACGTCACGCGATAGAGGCCCGAGACGAGCGGCGTCAGGAGCACCGTCGAGGCCAGCGCCGCGCTCTGGTTGATCGCGCTGACGGTGTTCGCCGTCGCGCTCTGGCCCCAGCCGTCCACGAGCTGCTGCCAGCGCAGGCGCATGAACGTGGTGATCGTGCCGTCCTTCGGATCGGCAATCGGCGTGTTCGCCGGGATCGGCGCCAGCGCCCGCACCGCCATTACGCCGCGCTTTCAAGGTTGTTGACGTAGGCATCGACCACCCGAAACGGCACCGGGTCGGAAAACGTGAACTCCGCCACGGCGTGATTGATCAGCCCGAGCCGCGTCCAGTAGACGCGCGTGCGCCACGCGCCGGCCGCGCCCGTGGACGCGCGCAGCTCGTTGCCCCACGTCCGGCCGGCGTCGTCGCTGATCCGCAGCATGACGGTGGGCGCCGCGCCCGGCCCCGTCTGATCGGCGAGCCCGACGTCCATCAGCAATTCGATCTGATCGATCGACGTGCGGCGCTTCTCACTGACGAGCGCCGGCGTGCGCCGCAGGCGGCGAATGCCCGTGCCGTCGAGCTCGGTGGCGAAGGACGGATCCATTTCGGCGATCGTCCCCGTCGTGCGGTCGCCCGTCAGGTGCTTGCCGAAGGCCATGACGTGGCAGCGCGGCGCCCAGATCCCGTAGCTGCCCGTCTGCGGGTTCCATTGGCCGCGGCGCGTCCAACTCTGCTCCACCTGGTCGTAGCACCACGTCCCGCCCCGGGGGAAGGTGATATTCGTGAACAGGTGCGCGTCGGTCTGGTGATGGACGATCTCGGTATCGGCGAGGCCGCCGTTGCGCGAATAGCCGGCGGCGGCGGAGGCCATCGCGCGCGACGACAGCGCCTCGGGCGGCCCGCCGTGCGTCATCACCAGCAGCCCCTGCCCGGCCTGGTTGCGCGCTAGCCAGACGTTGCCGGCCTGCGCCACGGCGTAGGCGAACGGCCCGACGATCCCGATCACGCCGACGAGCCCTGAGAGCGGCGCCCACGGCTGCGTGCCCGCGCCGCTGTTGTACCAGACCTCGAAGCTGTCGGTGCCGACGAGCCACACCAGGTTGTTCTGGTCGACGAACATCGCGCGCCACGGATCGGCAAACAGCGAGCGTTGAAAGAACTGCGCCGCGTTCCACACCGTCAGGTTGTTGAGGTTCGACAGGTTGACCTTGCCCGTCGTGCTGTTGAAGGCGAGCCCGAAGCCCGAGGCGTAGGCGATATGCGTATAGCCGCCGGCCAGATACGGCCCGCTCAGGACGTTCGTCGTCAGGTCGTAGCTGTAGATGTTGCCGCCGGAGGCGATACCCATCTGCCCACCGAGGACGCCGTTGTAGGCGAGTTGCGCCGGGTTGCCGTCGAGCGACACGGTGCCGCGCCGCGTCGCTGCGCCGTTGATGTCGAACTCCCACAACCCGGCGCCGATGACGGCGAAGAGGCGGTTGTTGGCGATCGACACCATGGCGCGCGTGCCGACGTCGCTGGTCGTGGTCTGCGCCCACCGCTGGAAGCCCGGCGTCGGCAGCAGCGCCGCCTCGCTCGCGGCGTCTTTCGGCAGGCGCTCGACGTAGAGATTGACGGTATCTTCGCCGGCGCCGACGAGCGTGGACGCCGTGCCCGCGCCCCCGACGAAGCCCGGCCACTTGCTCATCTACGTCACCTGCCCCGTGCGGTAGTCGTAGGTGCCGCCGCGCCCGCCGGGCACGCCGCCGTCCCGCGTGTCGGCGTCGTTGACGCGCCCGATGTTGCTGCCGAAGACGTCAGTCAGGCACTCCGTCAGCGCCTGCTGCGACGCGGGCGCGAATGTCTGGCCGAAACTCGGCGCCGCTTTCTTGGCCGTCCACAGCCGCAGCAGTTCGCTGTAGCCGGGCGGCAGATCGATCGCGTCGCCCGCGACCAGTGGGCGATCGGGCGCGATCTCCAGGTCAAACTCGAGCGTCACCGTATAGGGCAGCGACGGGATCGGCCAGAAATTCAGCGCGCCGTTCGGCCACAGCGGGTTGTAGTACAGCCCCTCCGGAATCGGACCCGTCAGCACGGGCAGCGCCTGCCCGAGATACCACGCCGCCGACTGTAGCGGCACGTCGGTGCTCGTGGCCGGCGACAGCTCAAGACTGGCGCTCCGGATCCGCACCGGGCGGCGCGGCACCACGACCGTGCCGGTCGGGCCGATCGTGTGCGGATTCAGCCCCGGCGTGAGCGGAAATGGCCCCCACGCGCGGGCGTAGAGCGCGTGGGGCGTCACGGCGAGCCGCTCAAGAATCTCGTTCAGAAACGTGAGGACGAGCGCCTGATCCTCGGCGCGCACGACGTCGCCGCCGCGCGCCACGCGGATCTCCGCGAGCGCGCCGTAGATCAGGTCCGTGACCGGCGTCGGCATCGCCGCGTTACCGGCGTTTGGCGTGCGGGGGCGGGTCCGGCTCCGGTTCCGGCTCCGGCGGGCGCGCTTTCGCACTGCGGCTCGTCCCCGCCGTCGCCGCCTCGGTGAACGTGAACGACAGCGGCGCACTCAGTGGCCCGTCGGCGTTCCGCACCGCGACCGGCACGCTATCGGGGCCGAGCCAGACGGCCATGTTGACGCCCGTCGTCACCTCGGTCGGCGACACCAGCGTCGTCGGCTCGTCGTGGCCGCCAAACACGATCACGGCGCCCGCGAGAAAGCCCGTGCCGCGCACGTGCAGCGTGAAGGACGGCGCGCCAATCGCGACGGTCGCCGGCTCGAGCGCCGTCACCACGGGCGGCGGCGGCGCCTCGCCCGGCAGGCTCCACTCGCCCACCGCGAACCCGTGGAGGACGTCGTCGACGAGCTCGGGACCGCCGTGGCCGAACACCATCAGCCGCACCGTCACCGGGTCCGTGTCGCGCACGGCCTGGACGATGGCCGGCGTGACAATCGCCGGATTGTGCGGGCTCTCGACCTGGTGATAGAGCACGATCTTGCCCAGGGGCTCGCCTTGCTCGGCGGCGGTGCGCGCGCGGTGCGTCGTCACGCGATCCGGGACGGCGGGCAGCACGGGCGCCGGGCCGGGGTCTACGACGGGGTCCGTTTCGGGTGTCTCCACACAATCCTCGCTTTCAATCGGGGCGCGTTAGCGTTTCCGGGTCGGCGCGGGCGGCGGGTCGGGGGCGTCCGCCGGCGCCGCGAGCGCCTCGGCGCGGCTGATCTTCCAGCCGTCGGCCAGCGCGGCGGCTTCCTCGGCCGCGTCCTGGACGACGACATAGACCGGCCCGCCGTCGTGGCTGACGCCCGCCTTGTGCAGATGCCGCGGCCACTCCTGCCGCCCCTGCCCGACCGGGTCCGTCACGGACAGCGGCGGCGTCAACTGGTTGAAGGCCATCCCTTCGGCCATAGCACGTACTCCTCGGTGTCACAAGACGACGGGAGAGCCGCCCGCGGCGGCCCTCCCACGTCGGGGTTAGCCGCAGGGAATCACGACCGCGCACTGTTCCGCGAGGCCGATGCCGAATCCCCACGTCAGGTCGAAGCGCGTCGTGAGACTCGACGTCCGGTTGTCCCAGTCCTGAATGAGCCGGATCGCGAGCCCGGTTTTCGGATCCTGGTACTGCTTGCAGAACTCGGCCTTCTGCGGCTCCTCGAGCTTCTTGCCGGCGATGAAGAACGCGCCCGGATAGAGGCCGAGCCCGAGCTTGCCGACCTTGTCGTTCGGCGTCGTCGTCCCCGGCCAGAGCGTCAGCGCCGCGCTCGGCGCCGGCAGCGCGTCGACGTTCTGGTAGTGGCTGCTCGGCCCGTAAATCGGCGGGTAGATCGTGAGCGTCGCCGTCGTGCCGGCCGCCGTCACCGCCGCCGTGATCGAGAACGTCTTCGTGCCCGCCGCCGCCACGCTATTCGGCGTGCGCGTCATCAGGTTGACCTCGTTCACGTTCGCGATCGAGAACTTGTCGCCCTTCTTGAACGTGTCGCCGCTCGTGCAGATGATGTTGAGGGAGGCGCCGCTCTGCGACGCCGCCGCGCTCATCGTCACCGCGCCGGCCCAGTGCCCGGCCGTGTGCCGATAGAGACTGTTCGACGCGTACCAGTCGAAGCTGTCCGACTTCTGAATGAACCCGGCGCGAAATTGCCGCGAGATGTCCAGCGTCGGATTCGTGAACGCATTCGCCGAGGTCTTGACGGCGCGATTGACGACCGGCGGCAGGAACAGCCCGAGGTTGTCGTCGTCGACCGGGCAGCCCATCTGCGTCAGGTACTGCAGCGCCGCGCCCGACGTCGTGTCGAACGTCGTCGGATTGGTGCCGAGCGCCCCGACCACCATGCTGGCGTTTTGGGCCGCGAACTGCGCCGCGCTCGATTCGATCTCCTGCCGGATGTAGGCGACCGCGGGCTTGAGATAGATCTCCTCGACCCGGTCCTCGCCGCGCTCCATCTCGAGCGCCTGCTCGATCGACGCCCACTCGAGCGCGATCGTCGCCGTCTGGTCGATGCTGATTGTGGTCGTCGGCCGGTCGAGATTCTGCGCCGTGAACGTCATGTCGTTGCGCTGCACGACGTAGCGCTGCGAGAGCGGCACCGTCATCGTTTTGCCGATCGCGAACTTCTGTGCGTAGTCGCCCGAGTACTCGTCGCTGAAATAGGGCGCGAGGGCGAGGCTGTTTTTCAACAGCGACAAGCCTTTCATCGCGACCCACGAGGTTTTGTTGAACGTATTCGTCGGCATGGTGTGACTCGCTTATCCTGCGCGGCCGCCGGCCCGTTGCCGGCGACGTTTGTCCATCTCGGCCTGATCGAAGGCCGCGAAATCGTTGCGCGCGAGGGCGGAACGGATCGGGTCCGTCGAACGGCCGGCCTTGCCCAGCGTGGGCGGCGGCGGCGGCGCGGCACTGACACTGGTAAGCGGTGGCGGCGTCTCACTCGGGGCGCTGTCACGCGCGCCGAGACTCTCCTCGTAGGCCAGCCGGCCCTCGAGGCGGCGAAACTCCGTCACCAGGTGATCGATATGGGCTTTCGCGCGCCATTGGGGCGGCACGCGCAGCACGGACTCGGGCGGCGTCACCAAGGCGCGCAGCGCGTCCGGGTTGGCGCTGATGTGCCGGAGGAACGCGACCGCCTGCGGGCTGTCGTAGACCAGCTCGCCGATGATGTGGACCGGCCCCGGCGCGACACCGCTGCGGCGCGCGTGGTCGATCCCGCCAAGGCTCTTGGCTTCCTCCGACAACGCCCCGACAAACTCCGGGTCGGCGGTTTTGGCCGCCGTCAGGCGCTCGCGGAACGTCGCATCGCGCGCGACGAGCGCCTGATGCCGCTGGACCTGCGCCTGCTCCCGGCCGCGCACCGCGGCCTGCTCGGCGCCCAGCTTGTCCTGCAGGAACAAGGTCTGCGCGGCGGTGTATTCGGGGTAGGTGTCGAAGTCGTCGATTTTCGGCGCATCGGGGAGCGCGAGATAGCGCGCGACGCGCTCTTTCGCGGTCGGCTGCGCCGGTGGCTGTCCCGTGGGCGGCGGTGCCCCGGCGGGTCCAGCGTCCGCGGGTGTCCCCGGCCGCGCGAGGCGGCTCTCGAGGTCACGGACCCGCTGGTACAGAATCGCCTGCTGTTCCTTGTAATTCGCGACCGCGTCCTGCCGCTGGCGACGCGTCAGCGAGCGGTCAGCCGTGGGATCCCCGTCGCCCTCGCCGGATGGCTCGCTCGTCTCGGCGCGCGCTGCGCTCGCGGGATCGGCGGCCGGCACGGTCTTGCCCTGCCGCTTGGCGACGTGCGCCCGGTCGAACGCGCCGAAATCGCCCGTGTCCGACGCCGCGCGTTCGGCGGAGACGGGCGCGGGGGCGCTCGGAGTCGTGTCGGGGGCGGCCGGCGCCTGCGCGGATGCAGCGCCAGCGGGATCGTCGGCCATGAACAGCGCCTTTCGGTGAAGGTGCTGTCAGTCTGCGAGGCCCGTTCCGCGGGCGGCAACAATTATTCGCGGCGGTTACACTATCGCCCCTATGAGCTTCCACGTCCCAGAGCCCGCCCGGTGGCGTGACGCCCCCTCTGGCTACGACTCGACGGCAGCGGACGGCAATAACGGCGCGTTTCGCCTCGCCTCACCAGAACCGGGCTGGCGGCTGCTGATCATGGCGAGTGACGGCGAAGGGTGGGAGCACGTGAGCGTTCACGCCGCCCGGCAGGACGGCCGTCAACGAACGCCGACATGGAAGGAAATGGCGTTCGTGAAACAGCAATTCTGGGACGCGGACGACGTCGTGATTCAGTTCTATCCGCGCGAGGCCGACTATGTGAACGTCCATCCGCACACGTTGCACTGGTGGCGCCCGATTGGCGTCACCCTGCCTACGCCCCAGCGGCTGCTCGTCTAAACGCCTTACTCGGCCGTCTCGAGCACCATCCGCACGGCGGCATCCTTCGCCTCGAGCAGTTTCCGCAGCATTACCGTGCGTTCTGGGTTCATGGGGTACTTCGCGACGAAGTCGGCGGCCAGGTCACAGAACGGCTTGCTGGCCTCTTGGAGTTTCGGCGGCAAATGGTCATAGACGAAAAACTGCAACATCCGATCAGGCATCGCATCTCCTATCCGGGTCGGCCACTGGTCGTGCACCACATCCCATGACTGCACGTAACGGATCGCGAACCCGCTCGCGGGATCGACGGCCTTGGCTGACGGCGGCATCGCTTCACTCGGGCGGGACCATGAACCCCGGCCCCGGCGCCCCGTTCGGCGCAGGCGGCTGCGGATAGGCGGCGGCCTCGGCGGCGCCGAGCGCCGCGTCGTGCGCCTGCTCGGCCGCCAGCAGCGCCTGGTCGTGCGCATGCCCGCGCCCCGCCATCCGCACCTCGTGCGCCGCCGCAATCGCATCCGACGCGCGCTCGTGCGCCTGCGTGCCCAGCCGGTCGCGCTCCTCGGCGAACAGCTTCATGGCGTTCTGCAGCGTCTCGAACTTCGCCGTCAGCGTCGCCACCGCCAGCTTTGTCTCGTTCGCCTCGCGCGCCCGCTGGCTGTCGCCCTGCTCCTGCAGCATCGCGATCTGCTGCTTGCTCTGGAGCTCGCCGGCCTTGCCCTGCGCCGCCTGCTGCGCCTGCTGCAGAAGCTGCGTCAACTGCTGGACCTGCGCGTGCAACTGCGCGACCTCCGGCGACACCGGCTCACCGTTCGCGCTCTTGAACTCGGGCGGCTCGATCAGGTCCGCAATCGCATCGCCCATCGGCCCGAGCGTCCGCAGCCGCACCGAGCGCGCCAGAATCGCCGCCGCCACTTTCGGCCCGCTCAATTGCGCGATCATGTTCAGGTTTTGCACCAGCGTGTCGGTGAAATCCTCCGCCGCGCTGCGCTCGCTCTCGCTACTCGGCGCCGTCGAGACGGTCACCAGATAGTCGCCCTGCGTCGAGACGCTCTCGGGATCCTGCGGGTCGTTGATCCGCACGTTGATCGCTTCGCCCGCCGCGCCAATCGTCCCCACCTCGCCCGTGTAGTCGTAGATCGCCGGCGCCAGGTCTTCGAAGATCACGCCGACGCGCCGGATCATCGCCTCATAGCTGTGGACGAAGTGATACGTCCCCTGCGCCGCCGCCGCGTCGATCTTGTCGAGCGCGGTGCCGGACTTTTCGTTGCGCCGCTGCGCCTGCGTCGGCAGGAAATTGCTGCCCATCGCCGCCTGAATCGCCCGCCGGTAGGCTTCCTTGACGACTTGCAGCCCCTGCAGGTATTCGCCCTGCAGATAGTCGAGGCGCTGCGGCGGCGGGAGCGGCGTCTCGCCGGTTTGCGCCGTCCGCATCTGGTAGAACAGGACGCTCTTGGGCGTGTGCGTGCTCTCTTCCCACTCCTGCTGATGGCGCCCGAGCTGCCCCTCGACGGCCATGATCGGCGCCTTCGGCACCATCGACAGCACCTCGAGCTCCTGGCTGCAGCAGTAGCAGTAGGCCTTCCACGGGTCGCGGCCGAAGCGTGTCATCGACAGGATCCGGCGCTTGACCTGCCCGCCCTCGGGCACGTAGAGCACCTTGCCGTAGCAGGAGACGATCGGGATGTATTTCCCCGGCCAGTCCTGCTCGTGCAGGATCTCGAGGCCGTCGGTGAGATACATCTTGACGACCGGATCATCGACCATCCGGAGCTCGCGCACGACCGTCCAGCCCTTCGGGCGCCAGACCTGCTCGTATTCGTCCTCGAACACGGTTTGCTCGCGCGGCGGCGGACGACGGC